GGTTAGAAAAGCTGGGGGTATAGTCGGCTGGTCCTATGCCAAATCGCCTGGACTTGCACGTTGTTGCGTCGCAGTAACTGATTATGGGCTGGTCTTTGCAGCGGTACCCATAGTCCTTTTTATGTAGCTGCTTTATGACCGCAACCACTTCTGACGACGGCAAAGGCGGGTCCATATAACGACGGTTGTATTCTTCTATTTCAACTTCCCACGTATCCTGAAACGCCTTGCGTAGATAAACCCCAATGTTGAACAGCCCATTGTTGCGTGTTCCCTTTGGGAAACCCTGTTCACAAAGATATTGCAAGCAGGGTGGGGCCTCCTCCAACACATCCTTTATGATAACTTCTAAATCGTCTAGCTCAACTTCCGTTAAGCGATTTTTATCTACTAGGTCAAGAAACTCATCTAACGTTGCTGAGGTACCATCAGGTTTAAGGGCGTACCGTGTTGACGCCTCAGCCGAGCAATATGGCAAATTCAAGGCATTGCCAATATCGCCTCGCTCAAGAAGCAGCTTTTCCTGCTTTGGAAATACTTCCCCCTGAGAATATCCCAAGGCCGCTGCAAGTTCAAATAGCTTACGCCGCATTAACGACGCATCAACAGGCTCGTCCGTAAATAGGAAAAGATGGGCACCCCCGCTTTTAGAACGACTGACGATGAACGGTAATTTATATTCATGCAGACGTTTTTGTATGGCGGGTAAGTCTATGGGGTATTCATCAACATCAATACAGCCCCACGAACAGGTGCCGTCTTCACGTATGGGCACAATGCCTATACCTGCTGAACCTTCCGACAGGTGCTCTGCAAATACTTGACGAGTTGGGGTTTCACGAACTATGCTGTAGTGGCTATCAACTTTTCCACTATTTTTTGAACCTGTGGCGTTATCTTTTCGCCGCAAGTATGCTAGTTCTAGTCCAGTAAAAGCATTTGCAAATCGTTCAATATCAGACACGCTTGTTACTTTCTACAAGCTATTAGAACGGTACCTCATCACTTCGTGGCTCCGTTGCATCAACCTCGCCCTGCTTGACGGCCAAGGCAAAGTCGTATGCCGCTTTAAATATTTCTGAGTCCTTTTGCGCACCCGTCATTGTTTCGTAATTTATATCAAGTGCAGCGCCGCGATTAATAACCCAGCTATACCAGTTTCCCTTGTTGTTTTGCTCCAGGATAGAAGTGAGCTTATACATATGGGAAAACATAACAGGGGCGCGGCTTTCCCGTATCATGGACATCCAACTACGCGCACGTTTTAACTGTGTGCTTTTCATGGAAACCATGGCAGGGGTCCATTCAGACATATCGTCATTTAACAATATGACATACCACTGTGCCGTATTTTCGATATAATTGCCGTTGGCCAATACATCCTTATTATCCTGGCTGCGGCTGGTTTTGGCCAGTATATCACTGGTAGAAGAATGCCGTGCGATAGGAGCACCTTGGCTGGCCTCACGGGGTGCCCACTCAATATACTCGCGCCTAAATGTACAAGGCACTACGTGGACCCCTGTATTGCCCTCGTATGTTTGTTTGGTTACCGAATTTAAAATGCCACCAGCCTTGGCCCCGTCAATATAATCAGCGGTGCCTTCTTCTGTTTCTGGGCTCATTTTTTGCAACAGTTTCAAAAACGGTGTGGCTGTATCATCCACGCCAACGTTTTCAAAACCAGTGGTTACCAAGTCGTGTAGTTGTGGAAGCATTATTGCGGTAGCTTCTTCTGTTTTTTGAACGGCTTGAGCTTCTTTAGCCATAAGCTAGTCTCCCTTGTAAGAGGTGATTTTTGCAATACGCCCTTCGTAAACGCCAAACGTTTCTACGGGTACCTGAATACCCTTGTTACGCATTTCGCGTACAAACGCCCGTAACGTTCCGTTGTGTACTGTTTCTTTACGCTGTACATCGTGGCCACCAGATACGGCATCGCTATAAAAGGCACCGGCCACGTTATCTTCATTTTTGTTAAACGATACAACCACCTGATTTTTAATTATGTCTTCATGGTTGTTGTCCCGCAGCCAATTAAACGCTTCCGGCTTCTTGGCTTCAGTTATATGCACGTGCAGGTCATCACTTATGGTTATATCCACCCCGTTAGAAGTGGTTAATGACTGCATGCCCAATTCATCCATAGCATCGGGCACTAATTCCTTTGCGTATTTACGGTAAGCGGCTTTGATACTTTTTAATGTATCCGTTGCTAATTCTTCCAAATCACGCAACTGCACCAACCGTTCACACAACTCCCGTAACTCCTGTGACTCATGTTCGGTTAAATTACTAAAACCTTCCATGACCTCAGCTAGTGAGGTTTTTGCTAATTCAAGGTCAGACACTATCTTCTCCTTTCTCATGTAGGTCCCACTTTATAGGATAGTATTGCTTTTCCTGGCGGTCCCATTTCAAAAACTGAACACGACCACGGTTGTAATCACCTGCAACCGCAGTAGCCATACCAATGGCAGCGGGGTCACCTATCAAAAGCAAGAAATCCTCATCACAGTATTCGCGCAACTTACGTTTTAAACGCTGTAGCGTAGGCGATGCACTAAAGGTAACTTGCCCCCGAGGAAGCAGGTACACAATGTCGCCATAATCACGTGCCGTAAGAATATTTTGCCCAGGGGCTTCTTCTTGAACAGCATACACGGTCATGCATTCACCTTTCTTCTTTCTACTGCGTTTATGCGCTATAACCATGTACCCTATTGGCGCGGTGGAAACAAGCCTAAAGTAATCTGAGTAGAAAAACATAAGTAAACTGCGGATTCTTGCGCGCGCGTCGTTTAGGAGCATGCGCTACCATGTAAACTTCTAATAGCGTTCTAATAGGGGTTAACCTCTTATAAACATTGAACTATTAGCAAACCCTATTAGAATATTGGCCTATTAGAGCACTTGGATGGAACACCCTATACTTCGAACTGTTCAAACTAACTATATGGCTTGTTCACTACCTTTATACAGGGTAAAATATTAACAGAAAGGAGACAAGTGTGGAAGAATTAATTTATCCGTTCAAGACAAAGCCGTATGAACACCAACGTACAGCTTTGAATAGATCGTGGGAACGCAAGGAATACGCCTTGTTCATGGAAATGGGCACAGGTAAATCTAAAGTATTGATCGACAACATAGCTGTATTGTACGACCGTGGTTACATCAACGCAGCTTTAATTATTGCGCCCAAGGGAGTTTATCGTAATTGGGAAACAAATGAACTTCCAATCCACTTGCCTGATCATATACTGGTAAACATGGTGGTGTGGAATCCTACCAATACCAAAACGCAACAAAGGATACTGGATACTCTATTTGAATATCCCAACGAAGACCTTAAAATTCTCATAATGAACGTTGAAGCACTCAGCACCAAGAAAGGTGCAGCGTTTGCTGGGAAATTTTTGAACGCCCACAAAGCTCTTATGGCCGTTGACGAAAGCACCACCATCAAGAACCCAAAGGCCAAACGAACCAAAAGCATCTTGAAACTGAGCCTTTTAGCCAAATATAGGCGAATTTTAACCGGCTCACCCGTTACCAAATCACCGCTTGACCTGTACGCACAGTGCGAATTCCTCGACCCTGTGTACCTAGGGTATTCGTCGTACTTCTCATTCCGCTCACGGTACGCAATCATACAGCAGCGGTCAGTTGCTACGCACTCATTTCAACAGGTGGTGGGGTACCAGAACCTTGAAGAACTAAATAAGACCCTAAATAAATTCAGCTTTAGGGTGTTGAAGGAACATTGCCTAGACCTACCGGAAAAAGTCTACATACGGCGCACGGTTCAATTAACCAAGGAACAAAAGGATGTATACGCCGATCTTAAAAAGTGGGCCATCGCAACCCTTGAAGACGGCGACATAACAACTACAAATGTGATTACTCAGCTATTGCGTCTACAGCAGGTGACGTGCGGCTATGCCAAGTTTGACGACGGTACCTTCAAGGAACTGCCCAATAATCGCATAGACGAGCTGCTCGCTGTCTTAGAGGAAACCAGCGGTAAAGCCATAATCTGGGCCAACTACATTTACGACATAAAGCAAATCAGCAAAGCCTTGGGAAAGGCATACGGCAGCGACAGCTATGGAACATATTTTGGCGAAACATCTGACGACGACAGGCAGCGCCTTGTTGCCAACTTCCAAGACCCAAACCACCCCTGCCGCTTCTTCGTTGGTCAGGTCCGTACGGGGGGCTACGGGCTTACTCTTACGCAGGCGGCTACCGTAGTGTACTATTCCAACACATATGACCTTGAGGTCCGTATGCAGTCCGAGGATCGGGCACACCGCATAGGTCAGGTAAATAGGGTAACCTACATCGATATTCTGGCTGAGCGGACCGTCGACGAAAAGATAGTCAAAGCATTAAGAAAGAAGATAAACCTAGCCACCGCCGTCATGGGCGAGGCGTGGCGTGAATGGCTTGTTTAAGAATCACGCACTATGTCAGCTAATTCCAGGGCGCGGTTGCCTACTTGATCAGCCCAGTTGCTATCTATCATTTCTTCGGCTGCGCGGCTGTACTCTTTACGCTGCATGGCATCTAGCATGTTGCGAAATTTACGCAGGGTAGGCATCCCCATGTTAAAGTGCATGTTGACGAGCACACCCTGAATTTGCTCTGGTGATTCCTCAAACCAGGAAAAGGCTCCAGACAGCTCGTCTATAGACAGCTTTATATCATTCTGCAGCAGGTAGTCTATTTCATCATCGCTCAACCCACGGCCACCCGTTTCATCAACGTTGCGGCCTGCACCTATGGTCCAATAACCTGCGGGGCATCTATAGGCGTACTGACGAACGCCCTCATGGCGTTTTAGTGTTTGGGTTATCTCATCTAAATTCATTTATTTCTTACCCGAAGCAAAAGCTGAACCTGTT